ATCTTATAACTAAATAACCTCTTGGTTTTCTTCCTAATTTATGTTCTATTTCAGTAAAAGTAGAACTATTTAAAACTACGTCCTCTACTATAACCCCATCGATTATAGCTGAATCCAAAAGAGGATTTATAACAGACTCTACATGTTCTTGAGCATTGTTAAATACTCTAGAGTATGGAAAGTCAGGTGGGAACATAAGTTTTTTAAACTTTTTCAACTAGTGCTCCTACTAAAGAAAAATCTATTGTTTGATTGATAAATGTCACTAACAGTAAGAGGGTTGTCTGCATCCCTATTAGCTGCTGCATCAGTTATTCTTTGTCTTAAATCTTGTTTTTGAGCCATTAAGACACTTACATCACTTTCTTCTTTTTGTAACATTCTTATAGCTGCAAACACAACTACATATTCTGAGTATCCGTTTATGTCATCATACTTTGTACTAGAGTCCGTGCTACTCGAAAACTGAGAGGCTTGAGGAATGTACCAAATCTTAACTGGAGTAACACCGTCTGGCATAGGTGTAAATATTACATTTCCTCCAACCATTCTGTACCTAACATTAGTTAGACCTAGAAGACTCCATGAACCAAAACTTTGATATAAGTTTCTTTCATTAAAATTGAATGGTAAAATAGTAAACCAATCATTACCGTTTATCTTAGCATCTACTCCACGTAGTTTGTAAAAATCTGAAATGTTTATATTTTCAGTTGAAGTAGAGTCATTAATAGGATAAGTATCTTTATCCGCTGCTGTGTTAAACTCTTTATAGGACACATAGTAGTCCTGTCCATACTCTTGAACTAGTATGTCATGTAACTCTGCTATACCTGAATTTATATAATCAACTAACTCCGCATCTTGTACGAAGTCGTTATCTTCCATATCGGCTCTTTGCCTAGACCTAGACATAAGAGTTGCGATAGTTACATTAGCCATACAACCCCCAAAAAAAGGAGAGCCGGAGCCCCCCTAGTATTTGTCTTCTTTTTCTTCTTCTTTAGAAACACACTTCACTATAAATCCTTTTAGTGCCTTAGCAAATTTTTCTTTGTCATCACCTTTAAAGGCGTCAAAGATAGCGTCTACTTCTGGCTTGTAGTGTTCATAGGCAGAGTCGTGTCCACCTTTTTCCATAAACTCTTTATTAGATTCTTTGCCATCCTCATAGTGGTTAGGTTTTCCCATTTTTTTCATAATGGAAACTACCATAGCACCTCTGTCTTTTTTAGGACCCATCATAATCATGATAATCCTCCTTAGACATCACCAGAGCCGACACCAGCTAGGTTAGAGTTCTTAACTACTATAGTAACGTGAACGGTAGTATCAGCAGGAACTTCTTTAGCAGAGCCATCAGCAGCTAAAATAAAAACATTTAAAACTCCATCTGAGTTTACAGTAGATGACTTTATCATTGATCCAACCCCACCTTCAGTAGAGGTAAAGACATTGGCATGTTGACAACTTATAATAGCGTTGTAAAAATGAGGATAAATGTCTGAGTCTCCACTTGGAGTACCAAGAGTTATAGCATAATCACCAGCAGCAGTTCTAGCTACACTTTTAAAACCAACACTTTTATTTACAACAAGAGTTGGAACACCTGAACCAGCAACAGTGAATTGACCTTGTAGTATCTTTATTTCTTTATCTATAGCTTGTAATCTGTTAAAACTTCTGTTTGCCATTTTATTTCTCCTTTAGTCTGAGTGTAATACAACACGCAGCTTGACAAAAAAAGAGAAGCCCCGAAAGGCTTCCCCATATTAAAAAATTATAAAGAGACTCTAGCGTTATAACCAGGACCTCTACATCCTAACTGAGCGTAGTAACCAACTCTAACTTCAACAGCATCAGCAGAAGACTCTCTTAGGAACTTAAGTCCGTCTGAGTCAAGAATCTTAGGAGCTTTACCAAGAGAGTAAAGTTTCCAAACATCCATTTGAAGCATAAAAGCTACGTCTGCTGGACAGTTTTGATCAGGTATTACTTTAATAGGACCTCTAGGACCATGAATTAAGATACCTCTAAAACCAATTTGAGGGTTAACTTTTTCGTCAATGTAAGATACTTTAGAACCTAAAGCTTTCTCTAGGTCAGCAAAAGTTCCGTAACTAACAAAACAAACATCAGGCTTTCCACCTTCTCTAGCAACTCTAGCAGCAGCACCGATAAGAGCTTCTTCAAGAGGAAGAGAAGAACCATTAAACCTGATACCACCTAAACGAGTAGCGTCGGCAGTTCTATTAACACCAAAGAAAAGAGTAGCTGAAGGAGCTGAAGAAGGAACCCAAGCTTCTAAACCAGATACTTTACCATCATAGTCACCCATTTGATAGATGTAATCATCAGCAGTAACAGCAACAGATCCAACGGTAAGAACACCTGTGTCTCTGTTAATAGCAGTTACTTCAACACCACTAGTAGCACCAGGAGCAAAACCAGTAGTAGCACCAGACTTAGTAGCGTTAAGTTGAATTTTCATACCAACTTCAAAGTTAGTAACATCTGGAATAGACTTAAGAGTGATAGAAGTAAGAGCCGTACCTGTACCAGTAGAAGCTTGACCGATAGCACCTGAACCATCTCCAAAAAGAGAAATAGCTAGAGACCGAGTAGCAGCTTCAATAGCACCGTCGATTTCAAAAGTAGCAGCTTCCATAAATGCGTTTGCATTACCTTTAGAAGCTTCTAAAGTTTCGTTGTTAATTGATGCAAGCGAGTAATCAGAAACCCTAGTAAGCAAAAATGCTTTTAACTGAGAGTTAGTTTTGTTTGCCTGAGCATCGCTAAAAGAAGCAGATCGACCCTGAGGAATCCCATACTTGATAGGAAGCTTAAGGTTTTCACCACCGAATTGTTCATATTTTGAAACCATAGCAAGGAATGGATTATCCTTGTAAACCATGTTTTCAATCCTTTCATTTGTATAATGCTGCTTAAGAGCCGCAGCAAAAGTTGTCATATTCAAAGCCATTTTAAAACTCCTTAAGTTTAAGCTTAGTTATTAATTAATCCCATTGTAACATTTTGGCTGCACGAGCCTTGCTTTCTTCAGTCGATAACAATCTATTTGCACCATCATACTGCACTTGTGCGGAGTGGTCATTGGACAATGTAACTTGAGAGTCCTGTTCTTGTAATAACTCTTGTGGGTCAACACCTAACCTTGCACTTATTTTCTTAAGCTTCATAAACTTATGAGCTTCTTCTTCTAAATAACTCTCTACTGCATCGGCAGCTTCTTCTATATTAAGCACGTTTCCTGTTTCATTATAGTGTTCTTCTATAACATCAAAAACTAAATCATTTGCTTGACTAGCCTCTATCAGTTCGTACTTTTCTTGATTTTGCTCTACAAAATTTCCTATCTCTTCTTGAAAATTTTCTTGGACAGAATCGTAATAAGCCTCTTCTTCAGCTTTTTCCTTTTCTGCTAATTTGTTTTCTAACTCCTCAAATCTTCTTTGGTAATCACCTTCGATTTCTTCTCTCATAGCCGATAATTGCATTTCCGGTGTGAGTTTTCCATCATTTAAGGCTAATTCAGTTAACTTATCATAACCCATACCTGCTTCTTCTAAAGCTCTTAATGGGTCTCTTCTAAATAACTGTTCCCAATTTACTTCTGGCTCTTTTGATTTAGACTCATACTCAGCTAATCGTCTTTCCATTTCTTCAAATTTTGACTCATATTCGGCTTCTTTATCTCTTAGTGCCTTTTCTTTCCTGCTTAATGCAGCAAACTTTGAAGCAAACTTATCTTGATTAGACCCCTCTTCTTGTTGGGGTTCATCATAATTTTCGGCAGCATAACCTTGGTCTTCGTACTCTATACTGGAGTCTAGCTGTTCTCCTTCTGGGGCTGCGTCTGCATTTTGAACCACTTCGTTTAAGTGCGCATGATTCTCTGACATAATTTCTCCTTGCTTAAATGGGCAATGCCCGATCTAATGATCTACTATTGTTTTCTTATTATTATTCTTCAATAATCTCTTCTTGTTCCGTTACCTGTGTTTCATCTAAAGAAGGAAGCGGCTCCTCTCCAAGAGGTACTTCTCCCTTTGCTAATAAGTTTTCTACTGGGGCTTCTCCCATTTCTTCTTGAGCAGCCCCTTCAGCTCCCATTTGAGCTAGTTTTTCTGACAACATCTCAGGAGATTCAGGTACTTCCTGTGATTTCATCAATAAAGCTTGACAATCTTCCATGTATTGACGCAGTAGTTCAAGTCTCTCTTCAGGCGCATTTCTCATACGATACATTAGATACGCTTGTTGTACCTTTCTTATGGCATTTTCCAGGTTTTGATATGGCTCTGGTGGAAAATACTTACCCTCATGGATCATAGTTTCTATTACTTTTTCTAGGTTTTTATTGTCTGAAGTTAGTAAATCCATCGTAGATTCTAAGTCTGGAAAATCTAACAGACTTATAGCTTGTTCTTTATTTATAAACCCTGCTGCTAACATATCCTGAACATCGGCTAATCTAGCCGCTGGTGTGGTGGATAAGGCAGAAGTTGGAAAAATTTGCATCATGTACTTGTCTGCATCCATGTTAACATCTTTCCATTTTATTGTTTCTACGAATTTTCCATCACTTGACTTAACTCCAAAGTCTTTGTTTTTTTCATAAATGTCTTTTCCTAGATCAATCATAATTTCAGCAGCATCTAGAAAAGCCTGTTCGTATCTTTTTGCAACAGACATAAATCTTTCGGTTTCTAAATCATTAAAAGTTCTTAGAGCTTTACCAGAATCTAAACCAGCAGGTTTTATAGACTGAGCAGCTAGTTGAGATACTCCTGCAATTTCATAAGCTCTACCATATAATCTATCTACATGAGAAAATAACTCTGGTGGAATACCACCTAGAGGAGCATACTGAGGAGGAGTTCCTGCATACTTAATAACCCCACCTATCCTATTGTTTAAGTGAGAAGAAACTACTTTAGAGCTTGCTTCTACTAAAAGCTTAGGAACTGATACCAAGTGCATTGAAACTTGTATTGTTCTTAGGGTTTTATTGATTTCAAGTTGTAAACCTTGTAGTTGTTCAGCCAAACCTTGACCAAAAAACCCTACAGGTCTTACGTTCCATCTAAAAAACACAAATGGAAAGTAGTCTTTAAAATAATCTTCTTCAAATAGAGTGCAGTTAGACACACATATAGTGTGCTTTCCATCTTTTGCACTAGGTCCAGAGGGTAAATGCCAGGATTCTACAACCTTTACCATCTCTTTTAAGTCACCCATGTAACTATCTTGTCCTGAATTATCTATGCTGCTTGCTATTTCTATTTCTTTTTGTTTAGCAGGAAACATCTGCTTTAAAACGTCTTTGTGAACGTACTTTTCTTGGTGCATTTGTCTTGGTTTAGAGTAATAGCACTCAACATCATCCACTTTTATTTCTTCTATAAATACTTTTTCTACTTTTATTTGACCTCTCTCAACATAAACTTTAAGGCAGCCTGTACCAAAAATACAAGCATCAGTAAAAGCCAATGCAGCTTTTTCATAAAACTGAGAGTAGGAAAAAATACCTTCAACAAATTTTGTTAATTTTTGTGCTTTAGACTGAAGACTGAAATCACCCCCTGAAGTCAAAAATGTAGCTTTTGGTTTGTTTTTAGTAATTTTTGATACTACTGTGTCTATCATAGACTGTATTATGTTTAAAGTAACTCTGTTTACAGTATTATAAGAGGTTTCTACTCTAGAATAGTTTACTAGGTCTAAACCACTTAGGTCATAGTTTCCATACAACCTTGCATACCTAAGATTATCCGATGTCCTGTATGATTGTCTACTCTGAAGGGCGCTTATAAACGCAAATAACTCTTGATATAGGTTATTTTTTTTAGCGGTCCACCACCGAGTTCCGTTGATTTCTTCGTACATATTAAACCCTATCTACCTGAAGACCAAAAAAGCATCTCATCATCTTCTTGGTCTTGTTGTTGTTTTTCAAATTTTGATTCGTCTACTGCGGTTTGAAGCTTGTCAGCATATCCATCAACACCTTCAACAAAACTTAGTTCAGATAGCTCAAATTGGATGTCTCCAGACTTAAACGACCTTACCTTGTTTTCTTTACACCACTCAATAAATAGTTTTATATCCTCTATGCTCTCTAACATACTTACCTCTTATTGTTCATCTATTATATTGTCCAAATCATCCATATCCTGTTCATATAACTTGTCCAATTCATAAGCATATGGGTCTTTTTTACGTTCTTCACACTCTAAAGCTTCTTTATTTTCTAATTCTTTCATATAGGCGTCTGTTCCTTGTTGTGGTTGTTCTCTTGGCTTTTCAGATAAATAATGACGGCATTCCCTCCAAGCATACAATACAGCATCACAGATGTCAGAGTGATAAGTGTCTGAAATCTTTGGTCTTTCTGGATTACGAATTTTCGAGTCCTTG